TTCGCCTCCGGCGCTGTGCGCGTTACCGACAAGGGCGTGCTGATTGAGGAAGCGCGGACGAATTCGCTAACTTACAGCCAGGATTTTTCCGGTACGGGCTGGATTTTGTCTCAAGCTACGTTGGGTTCAACAAATAATCTTGCGCCAGATGGAACCTTAACCGCAACAAAATTGGCTGAGACCAGCGCCGCAGCATCATCGCATTCTGTAAACAGCGGCATTTCAAAAGCAGCATCTGCAATCACATATAGCGCAAGCATTTATGTAAAAGCCGCAGAGCGCACTTGGTGTCAATTTACCCTGTATGACGGTGGTTCGTTAGGAATCAGATATTGGTTTAATTTGGGGACCGGCGCAGTCGGTTCTAGCCAAAATATTGGTGCTGGTTTTACATCTCCGTCAGCAAGCATTACGGCGCTTGCAAACGGTTGGTATCGCATTGTTGTAACCGCAACGAGCAGCACTGCAACTAGCATCCAGCCTTATATCTATTGCGCGACTGGCGACCTTGTTTTGAATTACAATGGCGTCACCGGTTCTGGCATTTACATTTGGGGCTGTCAGGTCGAAGCCGGAGCCTTCCCCACCTCCTACATCGCCACCACCTCGGCCAGCGCCACGCGGGCGGCGGATGTGTTTTATTTTGACGGGCTGTCATTTGTATTTCCGTATTCCATTTTGGGTGCAGGCATTCTCCCGTCAGACACAGCAAGCTCGCAAAAATACATAGTTACGGCTTCGCAAGGCGCAGACACCACAAACAAAACATATCTGTTCCGTGGGCTGTCAAACAATGCCGTAATTCAAACGATGGTTAATAGTTCTGTCACTCAGAACAACAATTCAACCTCGTTTGCTGGGGCGGGGACCCTTGGCCTTGGTGTTTCTCACGACGGATCAACATTCAACAACTCGGCAAACACAACAACTATGGGTTCCGGCTCTGGTTCTGGTTATGGGTCAACGCCCCTTACTCGCATTTCGGTGGGCCAAGGAAATACAGGAGGAAACCCTCTTAACGGCTACGTTAAGAGGATTGTTGTTCTGCCGAGGGCGCTGACTTCGGCAGAGATGTACGCGAATTTACAGCCAATGGTGGCCTGACATGTGGAACCCATCCCTCATTGACGGCCCGATCCCGGTGGAAGGCGACAACCGCTATCACCTCAACGTCGCGCCAAGCCTGCTGACCCATGAAACAGCGCCGTTCGGCATCAGCCCCAAGACCCCAGACCGCACGTTCGCTGGCGCTGATACGGTGTTCCTTCGCTTTGTGAGCGAGGCGAAAGCACGTCAGGTTTTGGCTGAGTATTGGATTGAGCCTGAACCGGAGGCTACCGAGCCGTGAAACTCCTTTGGCTCCCTGTAGCATTGGCGCTTGCGACCGTGACGCTTGTCGTCGCGCGACCGGCCATGTTTTACGAAAAGCCGCCGGTTCGCTTTGAAGGTCCTATGGCAGTCAATTTGCTGGTGCTGTCTTCGATTGAATCTGTCGGACAGGTTTGCAAAGCCAACGGTATCACGCCTGTAACAAATGGTTACATTGTAAGTTGCTACATTCCCCAAACCAACACCATCATCGCGCCGTCACCCTGTATCGGTAATTGGGGCGCATACGGGGATCTTATTTGTCACGAAGGCGGACACGCTCAAGGTTGGTCTGCGGAGCATGAAAAATAATGGCTGAACCAAACTATAGCCCCGCAGTCGGAAAATGGCTTGGCGTCGTCCATTCCTACGACAATGAATTCAAGAAGTGGGATGCGCGGGTAACGAAGATCATCCGCCGCTACCGTGATGACGTTCGTAACAACGGCACGACGGGCTACGAATCGGCGCGGTTTAACATCCTGTGGTCCAACGTTCAGACTTTGGTCCCGGCGGTGTTTAGCAAGCTGCCCAAGGCCAGCGTTGCGCGCCGCTTTAGCGATAATGATGCGATCGGGCGCGTGGCGGCTATGCTGCTTGAACGCACGCTTGACTACGAGATTGAGCATTACCCCGACTATCGCGCGGCCATGAAAAACGCCGTTGAGGATCGCTTTCTTGGCGGTCGCGGCGTGGCTTGGGTGCGATACGACCCGCATATCAAGAAGCAGGACGTTCCCGAAGACGGGTATCAGATTACCGAAGATGTTGAAAATGAAGGTAATGAATACGGCGCTGCGTTCGACCCGGCTAACCCCCTTGGAGGCACGGAGGGAGCGCCTGAAGAAATCGAATACGAATGCGCCCCCGTTGATTACGTCCATTGGCGGGATTTTGGCCACTCGCCTGCAAGAACATGGGAAGAAGTTACATGCGTTTGGCGCTGGGCCTACCTCTCCAAAGAAGCCCTAAAGGAGCGTTTTGGCGAGGAATCGGCGCGCAAGATCCCGACTAATGAATCTCCGGATGGCCTGACCAAGTACGGCCAAGGCAACCGCACCAATGACAAAGCCAAAATCTGCGAGCTTTGGGACAAGGAAAGCGGTCGGGTTTATTGGTTCCACGAATCCTATCCCGAACTGCTAGATGAGCGCGACGATCCGCTGGGCTTGGATGGCTTTTTCCCTTGCGCCAAACCGCTGTACGCCACCACGACCAGCGACAATTTGATCCCGATTCCTGATTTTGTGCTGTATCAAGACCAGGCGAACGAACTCGACATCCTGACCGATCGCATTGACGGTCTGGTCAAGGCGCTGCGCGTGCGCGGCGTTTATGACGCCAGTCAACCGGCCTTGCAACGCCTGCTCACCGAAGGCGACAATAACACGCTTGTGCCGGTCGATAAGTGGGCTGCGTTTAGCGAAAAAGGCGGTCTGAAGGGCAGCATTGACCTGCTGCCGATGGACGTTATCGCTAACACTCTGCTGCAATGCTATCAGGCTCAAGCCAACATTAAGGGCCAGATTTTTGAAATTACGGGCATTGCCGACATCATTCGTGGCAACACTCAAGCGTCTGAAACGGCAACGGCACAGCAAATCAAAGGCCAGTACGCAGGTCTGCGACTGCGATCGATGCAAGAAAGCGTCGCGCTGTTTGCCAGCGAATTGCTGCGTATCAAAGCGCAGATCGTCTGCTCAAAATTCCAGCCGCAAACCATCCTAGCCTACGCGGCGGCTGACCAACTTAGCCCGGAAGATCAGCAACTCATCCCGCAAGCCTTGCAACTGTTAACTAACAACCCGCTGCGCTCGTTCCGCGTCGAGGTGGCGTCGGACAGCCTTGTTCAGCTTGATGAACAGCAAATTAAGCAAGAGCGCGTTGAGTTCCTGAACTCGCTGGCCAACTTCATGCGCGAGGCGCTGCCCGTCGGGCAATCAACGCCAGAACTGGTGCCGATGCTCATGGCGCTTATTAAGTTTGGCGTTGCTGGATTTAAGCAGGCTCGCCCGATCGAAGGCGTGATTGATACTGCACTACAACAATTGACGCTTAAAGCGCAACAAGCGGCGCAAAACCCGCAGCCGAATCCTGAGATGCAGAAGATTCAGGCTGAACAGCAAGCCGCGCAAATTGAACTGCAAGCCAAGCAGGCCAGCGACCAAGCGCGTATGCAGGCCGACATGCAGATTGAGCAAGCCAAGATCCAGATGCAGGCCGACCTAGAGCGTCAGCGCATGGACCATGAAGCGCAACTTAAAATGCAAGAGCTTGCGGCTAACGACCAGCTAGAGCGTTGGAAGGAAGAACTCGACGCGGCCACCAAGATCATGGTTGCGCGGATTTCGGCCAATCCTGGCGCTGATATTCCGATCCTAGAGGCTCAAAACGCCGCCGTGGAGCAAATCACCTCCGAACTAGGCAATGGCGTGCGCGAGGCTCTAGACCGCATTTCTGACACGGCAAACAACATGGCCATGATGCACGGTGAATCCATGCAGCACATGAGGAATGCCATGCAGATGATTGCCGCGCCCAAGCGCATTGTGCGCGGGCCGGACGGGAAGGCGATTGCTATAGAGACGCAACAGTAGGCGAAAATGGGAAGGTACAGGGCTGTTTTTGACGGCAATGGAATGCTTGCCGAATACGAAGACGAAGAACTTGTTTGGCTGAGAGAAGACTACAAGCCGCCAAACGCATCCGACTTAGCAAAGCCAATGGTCATTCGTGACATTGAGCCTTACAAGAACATGATTGATGGTCGGATGATTAGCAGCCGATCGGAACACCGCGAACTTTTGCGTAGGCATAATTGCGTCGAAATCGGCAACGAAAAGATGGAAACCAAGCCTATTGTGCCGAAGAAGGTTGACCGTAGGCAGGTTTTGCATCAACAACTAGCTGATATGAGTGATCGTCAAGCTAACAAGATCATTAAAAAAGCTCTCAAGGGCCGTTAAGGAATGACTATGGACACCCAAGAGTCAAACCAGCCTATCGAAGAAGATAAGCCGGATCGTCGTGAACTTCTGGAGCAAGCGTTTAGTGAGTCGGGCGAAAACAAACAGGAAGAAGCGCCTGTAGAGCCTGCTCAAGCGGCGCAAGATGAGCCGCAAGAGGAACCGGAAGAAAAGCCGGTATGGGAGCGCCCGCCGTCTAGCTGGAAGCGCGATTATCACGAAGTTTGGGCGACGGCGGATCCAAAGCTTAAACAATACGCATATCAGCGCGAAGAAGAAATGCGCGCTGGTATTGAGCCGCTTATCCCGAAAGCAAAGTTCGCGGATGAGATACAAAAGGTCGCTGAACCTTATATGCCAATCATTCAGGGCTTGGGGATCGGTGTTCCTCAAGCCGTCCAAGGGCTGATGGATGCGGATTACAAGCTACGCACCCTGCCTGCGGACCAAAAGAGAGCCTATCTGGGGCAATTGGCCTCGGCATATGGCATTAATCTGAACGACGGGGAGTATACGCCACAAGCAGGCCCTGTCGATCCGATGGTCTTTCAGCTTCAAAACGAACTGAATAATGTTCGCAGTGAAGTTGTAGGATGGAAGAAACAGCAAGAAGAAGCGCAACAAGCCGCGCTCTCTGCTGAAGTTGAAAGCTTCTCCAAAAAGGCTGAGTTTTTTGAAGAAGCGCGTCCGTTTATGATACAGTTGCTTAATAGCGGTGTATCCACGACGCTAGAAGACGCTTATAATAAAGCGTTACGCCTTGACGACTCTCTTTTTGAACGTGTTCAGCAAAGCCAACAAGCTCAAGCTGAAGCCGCAAAGAGGGCGGCAGCTAATCAGGCTGCCAAAGCTGCCAAGGCGGCAGCGGTAGGCATTAAAAGCTCCACACCCGGCGCTCAGACGGCTACCAAAGCGCAAGACAGGCGTTCAATGCTGCTTAGTCAACTTGACGAAGTGGCAGAGCGCTTTTGATGAAACCTCTGATAATGGAGCATTAAAATGGCTTTTGCCAATAGCTCGATCAGTGACATCATTGCGACTAATATCCAAAGCCGTACTGGTGAACTGGCCGATAACGTTACGAACAACAACGCGCTGCTTCGCCGCCTGAAAGATCGTGGGAACGTCAAGACGTTTTCTGGCGGTAACGTGATTTTGCAAGAAATCATGTACAACGATTCGACCACGAACAACACCAATAGCTATAGCGGCTATGAAGTGCTGAACGTGTCGCAGAATTCGCCCATCTCGGCGGCGCAGTTCTCCATCACCCAATACGCCTCGGCGGTTACGATCTCGGGCCTGGAAATGATCCAGAACTCGGGCAAGAACATCACCGGAC